GTTCGGTCGCGATAGAACGTGCAATCTGCACCGTTTTATTCACGAAACTCATTTTGTTGCCATCTACCACAGTAACGTTGTGTACCCAAGCTGGATCCGTGAAGGCTTCCAGAAACTGAGGGTTTCGCTCAATCACTGCGCTCCAAACATCGGAGATACCTTTCGTTGCACTTAAAGGAGAGTCAAATAGTTTAGTGTAGATATCGGACCCGTTTGCCAAAACACTGGCACCCGGACCGGTTCTGCCACGATCGAAAATCTCTTTCCAATCGTAAACTAATGGCTCAGTATGTTGATTATCAACATACCAAAAGCTTTCCAACTCCTGTTTAAAGGCGTTGACAAGCTCCTCCTCCCATACAGATTCATAGACAATGCGCCAATCCTTCATCCGGTCGTTTATTCTCTTGAATTTCTCAAGAGCTACTCGGCAGGATTCCTCGGTTGGCTCATCACCCTCACAATACTTCTTTGTGAGACTCTCGACCATCCGGTAGCAAGCTACCTGATGTGGAGAGCTATCAATCGACCAGCTATAACTACCGCTGGTCTCAATGTATGGCGAAAGGTCATGACGTAGATTAAGAAGTAGTTCATCAGCGTTAAACCGCATGGTGTCCTCTCCTATGTCGTCACTGGCTGATACCCGTTGCCCATTCCTCAATAAAAGCTTCTGAGGTCTGGGGCAACATAGCGCTACCGTGCTCTTCTTTATCAAAGGCTACAAAGTGAGCATACATACCGTCTGATTTCCACACGATTTGCACCGCAACCGCCTCATCGGCGTGTTTGAGATGACAAGTCTGTGTAATTAAGGCAGGTAGTTTGTTCTCTAAGCAGAGGTTGATATCGCGGAGCAGGTTGGACATCTTGTAGGCATATTCAGAGACAAAGAAAAATGACCCTTTTGAAGCGGTCACCATCTGAGCAATGAATAGGCCACGATCGACGGCCAACTTACGGTCACTTGGTGAAAATGTGGCACTGTTCATCTGAAACATATCGTACTCCTAAAAAGAGATACTATACCCGCTAAGCGAAAGCCTAGCTACAGAGTACCAGTACCAGTAAGATCACCAAAACCGGCAGCTTGCTGCCAGAGCGCACCAATGTGAGCTGATTGACATGCTTTTACATTCGGCAAGTCAACCAGATCAGCCCCGGCGGGTACACGTGTAGTCGTGATCATGGTCATAACCTGGATAGGCTGACCAGTCAAGACAGTAACACCCTTACGGGTGATACACTTGTACTCGTTAACGGGCACGTTGGCGACGATCCCTG